TAGTTAAAACTTTAACTGCGTAGTTAGAGCCTCCACCAGAACTTACTTCATCAGTAGCTGAATATACAGTACTTGCTGTTGTGTATGGAAAAGTTCCACCTCCAACATACAGAGATAGACTAAAAGCGTTTCCTCCAGATGCTTGGAAATCGTGTTGTCCCGAAAACAATGCACCTCTGAAACTAAACGGTATTATATTTGCCATATTTTTTTATCTCCTTAATTACTTGATGGTGGTTTAACATTCAGTTGAGCGCGAACTTCACCATCTTGATATTCGTCTCTGCGTCTGATACCGATTTGCTCGATAGCGTACGATTCTAAAGCTTCTGTATATGCTTTTGTATAGTATTGTAACATATCCTGTGGACCTTTCAAGTACGCATATGTATTTACCAGACAAGCATACAAAAGTAAATCCTGATATTTATTTGATAAATAAGTTCCTACTGTAGCTGGAGCGGGACTAGAAGTCGTATCTGTAATAGTGTCTGGCTCTTTGTCATATGATATTGTAATTTCGTAAGTTTTATCAGGCGTTGGGGCTACTACCCAATAAGTTTCATCCCAATTTGCGTAGTATTTTGGAATATCTACAGCTTGGGTTCCAGGTGTAGAATAATATTCTGCCATAAAACTAGTATCTCTTTGTTCTAAATAAAACTGATTTCCTGCTTGATCTTTAAATTGCACATATCTAATTGCTCTTAAATCTGATGGAATAGTTACATATCTATTTCCAACAATAGCATTTGATGTTGCATAAAATACATTTTGATCTGTATCAATAGTTCTGGTAATTTTGTTTTCTGCATTTTTAATAATTGTTCCTAAAACAGAATCAGTTAAAACTTTTGGAGTACCTGAACCATTATCTACTTCAGTATATCCTCTAATATCAGTTCTTAAATTGTCTAAAGTGTATGCCATTATCCGTTTACTACTCCTAATGTTACTGGTCCTGCTGAACAGTTTGCTCCACCACCAGATATATTTCCTGATGTAGCAGTACTAGCACTTGTTATATAAAAATAATTTATAGGTTGTGTTAAAGAATCTGTTGTGGTTGCTCCTGTAACATTTCCTGCTGAATCTATTTTTCCTAATGCAATTGTAAAACCACTTGCATTATTTAAATCACTTACATTATCAAAAGTTGGAATGTTTGCAAAAGCTTGTAAGTTTTTTGCATCTGCTGGATCAGAACCACCAGGTCCTGCAGAAGTTACTTGAGGATTTCCTCTAAATCTTACTATATCACCCGCACTTCTTTGATGATCTTCTGAATAAACATTTACATAAGTTGCTCCACCATATTTAATAGATGTGAACGGATTATTACCTAAAAGAATTAAACTTGTTTTAGACGCTGGTTGTGGTCTTGGATTGTATAAAGCTTGTGGATCACTTCCTACAGGTTTTGGACTTAACTGTGGTTGCTTTGCCTCAAACTCTGAACTGTGAACTAAAGATCCATTCCATTCTCTGACCATTTCATCGTAAGGAAATGCCATTCCTGATCTATCAGAAATTGCTAATGCGTGTTTACCTGATGCGTACTTACCCATTATATTCCATCTCCATAAAATGTTTGTGGTGAAATGAAAGTAGATGTTCCTTGATTATCTGCATCAAGTGCTCTTAATAATTCACTTTCATATCTTCTTTCCAATTCTTGACTAGTGGCTGGTGAATATTTTAAACTTAAATAATAAGCTAGTCCAGACATCATACAAGGATAGAATCTATTTACTACATCTGATGTATTATTATAATCTCCAACATCTTGAATTTTAGATAAATAATAAAAACAAAATTGAAAATTACTTGGTGTAGTTGTACTTGACACACTTGAACTTGGAGTTGCATATAAAAATACACTTGGGTTTAATTTTCTTTCTACATAATATTGTGAAGGAGTTCCCTTTGTTAATTTATTTGGTGTTGCTGAATAAGCAGACCTATCAATTTTTGTAAGGGCTATATCTACGGGTGCAGTAGGTGTAGAATTATTTCTGTGATATGCTTCTAATACTGAATCAATGTCATTAGGAAAATTTTCTGAATCAGATGCATAGTTATATTCTGCTTGTCCTTCTACTAATGGAATTTTTGCAAGTTTAACTTTCCATAAATGGACTCCTCTATTTCCCCATTCTTGAAACATTATATTTAAAGATCTTCTTGCAGATCTTAATTGGTAACCTGTTCTAGTTCCTCTTACACCTGTTCTTTCAAAAGCTTCTTCTATAACTTCATCTATTTGTGGATTAAATTCTGTAGTTTGAGAAGTAGGTGAAATAGTTTGTGCAGTATTACCCATACCTGCGTGTGCAGTACAGTAATAAAATAATAATGGAGCGCCTGTGGTTCTAACCGGTGCAACAACTATAGTTGTTTTTGCTCCAGCACTTCCTGGTGTTCCTGTTGTAGTAACACCTGTTGTGTAAGCTGCTACAGGACTGTTATTTGGATTTGTAGAAAAAGCTAGTATGTGTGTAGCATTAGAAGAATCTGCTTGATCGAAGATATAAGTATTACCTTCTTGTAAATAGAGTACAGGACTGACCTCACCGTTAATATAAAATTTATTAGCGGTACCATATTGATTAGTCCCCGATGCTACGGTTACTGTGTAAGTTATTGTAGCCACAATTTTACTCCTACGTAAATGTTATAGTAACACTTGCTGTAGCTGTCAAATCTAAATAAATGCCTTCATCAAAACGAATTCCAGAACCTGGAAGATACATTTGTAGACCTTCAGTCCCAAATTCGTATGTAGCAACTGTTGTTCCACTTGCTCCACCAGTTTTGAATATTAATTTAGACCCAGAAGCTGCTTCAGCTTGAATAGAAGTTAATCTAGCCAGTTGTGTTGTAGGAACCATTTGTCCGTCTCCAGTAGCGTATGCTACTAATTGATCACTTGAATATGAACCCATTTGTTCTCCTTAAAATTTATGTGTGGGCCGGAGCCCACACTTAATTAGTTATTAGCTTAAGTTATTATTTTGTTGGTACAAAATAGTAGCTCTAATTTCACCATCTGTAGTAGCACCAGTACTTGTCCACGTCAGTTTTAGGTCTGCAGTTCCTGTATCAGCCCAAGCCAGTGCTCCACCAGCTTCTGTTGTTGGATATGCTCGTCCAACACCATCAGCTATTGCAATTGAAAATGAGTTGAGCAAAGAAGTATTTCCACCAACTGTGTCTCCAATACTGAAAACGCACGTAGCACCAGCCATTACTGTAGGCTTGTCAAGTACTATATCAATGATTTGTGAGTTAGCTGGAATAACGACAGTAGTAGAATTTGCAGCAGAAGCTCCACTATCAAGTGTAGCGCCCGTTGAAAATGTCTGTGCCATTACCACTTGTCCTGTGTTTTTAACATTTGAACCAAGTGTAGTTCCAGTTGTGTTTGAAATCGTTCCCGCTTTTATCGGTCCCGAAAATGTAGTTGTTGCCATATTAATATCCTCCTAGATATCTGAATACTGTCCCTAGGGTTGTCGACTATACGCGTCAGCATTCATCATTTATTAAATGTATAGTGTAAATATTATATAGTAGATTTAAGTAGAGCGCAAGAGGGCTCTGTGTATGTTGTGATTTTATAAAATGTAGCTTTTAAGTAGCTACTGATACTGCTGGTGCAGCATTAATGATTGCATTTTCTCTGTCTGCAATCTTTGATTCTTCGAGTTTGATCTCTGTAATAACATCTCTAATAGCGTTATCAATTCTGACCATATCTAGAGTATATCTGCCTTCTTGCTCATACTCCAGTTGCCACCTCAACTCCAAGGACCTCTTTTGTTTGTATAGGTCTTTGACCATCAACAACCTCCTCATAGGTTATTCTATTCCTCTTGGGATCATTCATTTCTCCAAGATATTCCCACTTTACACCTTTTTCTCCTATTTTGTCAACTATTGAATTTTCAATAGATTCTACGTTATCTTCAGCCAGAACTTCAAATTCTGTACCATATTGATAAGCAGCGATTTTTACTAGGAATTTTTTCATTCACATACCTTTATTTAGTAATTGTGGCGGAACAATGTCCCGCCACAAAAAATATTATTGATTACGTTGCGTTTGAACCAAAGATACCTCTTGGATCAGAAAATCCAAAAACATATCTTTCTCTCGCTTTGTATCTAACGTTTCCAGTATCAAAGTCACCTTCCATTGAAGTTTTGATAGGTGATCTATTGAAATGTTTAAGACCGTTAGGACAATCTGTTTTAATGAACCATTTTTTCGCAGCAGTCAGGTAGTTGTTTACAGTGTATCCACCAGAAACCATTCCCATGTTCTTAATTGCGTTGATGTCATTATCAGCTGTACCTGTTCTACCAGCAGAATTCATTAATCTGTCAGCAGTAAATTGAAGAGCTGAAGGAATTACCATTTTAACTCCTTGCGCCGCAATTTTTAGGCCTCTTTCATCAGTAAGCGCAGCAATGTCGATTAATGCTTGCTCTAATGAAGTTTCGTTAAGTTCAGCAGCTGTTGTCAATTCATTTGAAACAGTACCCGCTAATGTAGGGTGGTCAGTAGCGCAAAGCTCCTTACCATCTCCACCAGCATAAGTAGAATCAAATGCGTTGTTTAGTACTGCCGCACCTTTGATATTTTTAGTAGACGCCATAGATCTTGCTAAAGCTTTTGTATATCTAGACGCAAGTCTGTCATACAAGTTATCTTCGATAGCTTCTTCTGTGATAGCGAATGCTAATGCAATCGTTTCGTTAGTATAACGAGCTGTGAAAGTCTCTTGTGCATCATCAAATGATACTCCTTGACCTTCAGGTTTAACTGCCGCATTTGCAAAACCAGCTAACATTACTTCTTCTTCGAAAGCTCTGTCAGATGATTCAGTGTCAAAAATTGCAGTCCACTGCTCGCCGTATTGTTTGTACTCTAGTCCGAATAAAGCATTCAGACCAGGCTCTAGTTCTTTAACTAGTTGTGCTCTTGATATAGCCATAGTTTTATCTCCTTATTCGCTATTAGTTGTACAGCGCAGAACCCTTCATAATAGTGACCACGAAGTTACAGCCAGCGGCTGTTTGGTCCTTATTTTCAGGATCGTTTGCGTTTCTTACTACTGTAAACATAGTTGTTGTAGCAGTAGAACCAACATCTAACGTAGAGATCGATTGACCATCTTTATTAT